GGTGGGTCGATATAAGGCCCTATTCATCAAGAGATCCCCGGAACTCGCTGAGGCTATCCAGGGTACTCAGTTGGATAGTATTACGAATCTCTGCCGACTCGTTTCGAGTCAAAACGTTGATATAGATAACACTTGGGATCCAATTCCCAGAGATCCTAAACCAGAACCCCCTCCGGCTGAGCCGGAACCCCCTAAGGAAGAAAGGCTAAAGAAAGCCGCCCAGGACCATGGACTGTCCACGATCAGATCTGAAGGGACCCTCCCCGTTGAAGAGATGCTTCGGGTCCTTTCCGAGATGGCGACCATGGGACCCCCGCAATATCGGGTCCAGGCCGTCAAACTCCTCGATGAACTTCAGGCCATTCACCGTCCTGTCGAGTCCTTTGGCCCACCTCCACCGCTCACTCCTGAGGAACGAACCTCCCGCCTTACCGTCTTGATGGAAGTCTGTGGGAAAGAAACCACAGACGCCGCCTACGCCCGTCTTTGGGGACCTGATGTCAGACAAGACCAGCCGCCGATGGAGTCACCACCGGCTGCGGAAGCACCTAAGGAAACTCCTGCGTGATCCCCGAGTTGAAATCAAGCTCGAAACCCTACCAGATTCTCTGGGTTGTGATGCCCACACCAAATGGACAACTAGTTCCACCATTCGCATCGTTATCGACACCGCCCGAGTCGGACTGGTTCGAGGCGCGATCCATGAGCTACTCCACGTCCTTCTGGATGGAACCATGTGGCCCTTCTCCGAGGATGTCGAGGAATCTATCGTAAACGCCCTAGAGGAAGACCTTTACGAAGCCCTGGTGATCGAGAACAAGTTGGAGGCCTTCGCCACCCTTGTCCAGACCAGGGTGATTACCACCCCCCGAGTTAGGCCCAATATGCCCCGAAAGTCTCCTTCATCCGCTTCCTCTAAGCGGAAGGTCGAAAAGACCCTATCTGAATTTAAGGCGGGATCCCTTCATACAGGCTCCGAAAAAGGTCCCCTGGTGACCGACCGTAAGCAGGCCGTTGCGATCGCTCTCAGTCAGGCCAAGAAGGCCAGATCCCGCCCTTCATCTCCTGGAAAGCCTTATTAAGTTGAATTGGTCCGTAGCTTAATGTCAGAGCTTCCGTCTCCAAAACGGGAAGGTGTAGGTTCAAGTCCTACCGGGCTAGCCATTTGGCCCACAGGCATAGAGCGATCCCTCCTTGCGGATGCTTGTGTCCAGCATTTCTGGCCTTTCCTTTGTTACGCCTTTGGAGTGAAAAAGAACCCCAAGGGGGCGTGGTTGGATGAAGAGATCCATAAGCCCCTCTGTGACTGGCTTGAGAAGGTCGCTCGGGAATGGCTCGCGATGCGGGCCTCGGGAAAGCAGGAACGGTTCTATATCCTCATCGATGCTGCACGCGACTCGGGGAAGACCGTTATTGTAACGAAGGCCTTCACGGTCTGGCTCCATCTCCAGGAACCGGACATGGCCTCGGTCATTGACTCCCTGACCATGGAACGATCCATGGAGTTTGCGGAGATTGCAAAGCGTCTCTGGGAGGGAAAGGATCCCTGTGCATACTTCACCTGGCTCTATGGAAAGTGGGAAGGCCCCGATATCTGGACAAAGAAGCGACTTGTCCATAGAGCACGAAAACTCTCCCTCTCTGAAGCTAGTCTGGAGTGTATCTCCGTTGACACCGGAGCTACTGGAGACCATCCTGACCACATTACGATTGATGACCCAGTTAGCCGGGATAAGCTCAGAGAGTCAGGTAATTATATTCAGGTTGCCAACACCCACTTTGGAGCCCTCTTCCCCGTCCTAAAGAACGACTCTCTTTTGGTCCTCTGCGCGACTCCCTATGTGGATGGGGATGTGGTGACAAATGCTATTGTCATTGACGGGATCAAGGAGCTTATCGGCCAGCAGCTCCCCATGGAGTATAGGCAACACCTGAGGAAGGACGGGAAGTGGCGGATGTATTACATGCCCGCCGCAGGGGAAGATGGGAAGACCCTGATGCCCAAGTCCTGGCCTCAGAATGAACTTGATAACTACCGGAGGAAGTACCCAGCGGAGTATGCTGCCCAATGCCTTCTCCGTCCGGGCTCAGGAGACCAGGTGCCTCTTACATGGGATCAGATCCAACAGTGCATTGTTGAGCGAAAAGACGTCCCTAAGAACCTAACCATCACCATCCATTGCGATACAGCCTTCAAGAATCCTGATCGCATGGGCCTTGGAGATGATTCGGTCATTGAGATTTGGGGCCACGCAACCAATGGAGACGTCTACTACCTAGAGGGATATGGTTCGAATAGATGGAGGTCTGAGGACTTCACTGATAAGCTCGTCTCCATCGTTCAGCGATATAAGAAGTCAGGCCGGCAGATCCGTTGGATGACGGATGATAGGACCCTTGGAGGGAAAGAGGGCCTTTGGAGAGACCATCTTCAATCATGCTTCTCCAACGCTCAAATGTGGATGCCCCCCTTCATGGAGATTAATCGCCGGGCTGGCCCAAATAAAGTTGCCCGAATCGCAGAGCCCGCAGGCTATTGGGTTGATGGCCATGTTAAGTTAGTCCGGGATGCCCCTGGGATCGATCAACTTATGTGGCAGATGGCCCGGATTGGCGTTTCTGAGCATGATGACTGGTCGGAGTGCGCTGCTGACGTCTTCCACCCAGAAGTGTATTGTCCAAACCTTCCTCCCGGGACAGATGCCGCACCACCCGTACCTTCGCGCCCCTGGGATAGAGAACTCCAAACAGGCCGCATCTCCAACTCAGACGCCCAAGATATCTATGACACCTACTTTCAAGATGAGGAACCTACTCGTTGGATGCGCGACCCGATCCGTTGATCGTCTTTTTTGATACCGAAATCTCCAAGTCCGTCGATGAAGTAGGCGGATGGGAGAACGTAGCGCAAGGCCATGCAGGTCTTTCTGCCGCCGTTACTGTCTCTGCCCCTACCCCCCGGGTTGGGCTCTTTGATCTCCACACTGTTGAGAACCTAGTTAACTACCTTGAGGACGCTGATGTAGTGGTGTCCTTTAATGGAAGAGGATTTGATGTACCCTTACTCGCGTCGCTCGTCGGACGACCCCTCGTCCTCCCCCGCCATATTGATCTTTGCGATCTCATCTCCCGATCTGTTGGGAAACCTAAGCACGGCGCCTGGAGTCTCGACGCCATCTGCCGACGAACTCTTGGATATGGTAAGACTGGAACGGGAGAGTTTGCTCCTGAGCTTGCGAAAGCTGGACGCTTTGGAGAACTTTTTGACTATTGTTTGAATGATGTGTATATCCTCCAGGACCTCTTCGAACATATCCGTGTGAAGGGTTTTGTGGTGGGAACGCTGGGAGAAGAGATTCTCCTCCCCAAGGTGCAGGAGGCCATTAATGGCGTTTGTTGAGGGTGGACTTAATTTGAATCTTGGGGCGAATTATCATGCCCGCCCTGAATTTACGAATGTGGATATCCATCCATACCCCGGAGTCCAGGTAATTTGTGACCTAGAGAAGACATGGCCGTGGGAAGATGGTTCGGTGGATTATATCCTCGCGGAGGATATCTTCGAGCACTTGCATGATCCCATCCACGCCATGAATGAAACATGGCGAGTCCTTAAAATGGGCGGGGAGATCTCGATTTGGGTCCCTTCTACAGATGGAAGAGGAGCTTTCCAGGATCCTACGCACGTCTCCTATTGGAACCCAAATACCTTCCTTTATTACTCAGCTAACCATCCTGAGTACCACGACATATACCCACATCTGATAAAATCATCTTTCGACATCTCCTTTGGCGAGTCGCCTCCCTCGCCCCTTAAGGTCATCTGGATCCGTGCCGTTTGCCGAAAGGTGCCGAACAATGTTAAGCAACTGGTTCACGATGGAGTTCCCGGAGGCTCTTAAGGATATCTTAGAGGTTCCTATTGACGAAGCTGGGTTAGAAGACTATGATCCAGATGAGTTATGGTGCGTCTCCTTAGTGATTTGCCTGGAGTGCGGTGAGGCCTGGAAGGCCTGTTGGACGGATGGGCCAGGGAATGAGTTCATCCTGGATTGTCCTAACTGTGGGGCACACCATTCAGCCCCTATTGTAAGCGAATAAATACAAATGCTTGATTCCTCCCGGCCGGAACTTTCCCGGTCTGCTGGCCCGCCTAGCCCCCTTGAGTTGGTTATGTCGCGTTGGAACCACTCTAAGAACAACTATAACGCGCATTTTATCAGGACGGGTAGATGGTACGACCTTTTCAGGGGATGGTCCACAGGGACCTTCCAGGCGTTTCGGAACAATGTGAGCCTGCCCCTTCTCTTCTCGACGGTTTGGACGGATGTGGCTCGGAAGATGAATATTTCCTTCGGGGTCTGGCCATACGTCTCGATGTTCGGGTACGGCCCAGAGGACGCCCAGGCCGCGAGGAAGAACGAACTCCTCGTAAGCGCTCAGATGCGAGACGCCGACCTAATTACTAAGGCGGCAGATATGTTCCTTCTCGGGGACCTATACGGGACTGCGATCTATCGGACAGGGTGGCTTCACAGTACAAAGCGCCTTCGTCGGAGAGAGGCAGAATACGCCCCTATGAGCGGAACCCGGGGGGAGCGTATCATCACCGAGAATCGGGTGGTGTTTGATGGGCCGCAATGGGATGTGATTGATATCCTTGATTTCTTCCCTCAGCCGGGCGTGCGAGAGATCAAGGACATGGATTGGGTCATCCATCGGTATTATCTGGACCTCGATAAGATCGACCAGATGTCGAAACCAAAGGAGGAGGGTGGACCCGGTGAGTTCGATCGAACTGCCTTCCTTGAGCTTAAGAACAAGTCGCTCCTTCGAGAAGTTGAAAGGGAATTCAACACCCGGACGAACTTGATCCGGTCCCCCTTTGTGGAGACCGAGACTAAGAAGATGGAGCGCTATGCGAAGCCGGTGGAGATCTTGGAGATGTGGGGCACCGTCCCTTCCGAGATGGCTCCAGATGGCTTTATTACTGAGCGTCTTATCACCATCGCAAATCGGCAAGTGTGTCTCAGGAACACCCCGAATCCCTTCTGGCATGGGGAAAAGCCCTTCGGCGCATACTCCCCCCTCCGGGATCCGCACTTCTTCCATGGAATCGGGAAGGTTGAGTCGGTCGAGAAGCTTCAGTACACGATGAATCGCATCGCGAACCAGAAGCTCGATGCCTTGGATATCTTCCTCGATCCAGTGTTTGCGTATAACCGCCAGGCAGGCGTCGATACGCGGAACTTGTATATGCGTTCGGGCAAGCTTGTGGGGGTTAATGGAAACCCTGCCGAATCTATCATGCCTATCATCCCGAATCTAAGTCAGATCCAAAATGCCTATCAAGAGGTCGAGTTCCTGCACCGGATGATGCAGCATGGGACGGGGATTAGTGACGGGCTCCAGACAGAGCAGTCTTCCGGGGACACGACCGCAAGAGAATTCCTTGCGCGCCAGGAGAGCGTTTCGGTTCGCTTGCTTCTCGAAAGCAGATTCGCAGAAGAGATGTGGATCGAACCCCTGGCCGATGCTTTCGTCTCGCTGAATAAGCAATTCCTTGAGACGCCGAAGGAGATTCGAATCCTGGGCACGAACGCCTTGATCGATCCAATCTCGGGGGTTCCACTCCAGCCTGAAGCAGTACCGATCAGTCTGGAAGATCTGAACCACAACTACGACGTGAGGGCTCGGGGTGCGACCCAAACCATTGGGAAGGCCGCACGCCAGCAGAACATGGTCCTCCTCTTGAATGCTGTCCAGGCAAATCCCTTCGCCATGCAGATGGTGAACTGGACCGCCTTCTTCCGCGATATGTTCGCGACCTTCGAAATGGGGAACATTGACGATCTCCTCCAGCCATCACCGCAGCAGCAGGCTGCAATGATGTCCCTCCAGGGAGGGATGCTTCCAGGCTCGCCAGCTCAAGGCGGCATGGGGATGCCTAACCCGGGGGTAGGTGGAGGGGCCGTGGACTTGATGTCGCTCCTCCCACAGGCGGGAGAGGCGCAAATCGGATCTATTGAGGGAAGCCTTTCAGGAAATTAAATGACACCCACAATGACCCCTGAGGAACGGCAGCAGGCCCTTCAAGGCCTTCTTGCCTCGCGCGCGTGGTTGGAGATCATTGAGCCGATGCTTAAGGCCAAGATCTCCGTCGAACTCCAAGCCCTTGTCGATACAGGAGATGACGTGCATCGAGGGGCGTTTGAGTCCATAAAGTACGCCCTTGGGATGGCTAGCCCACCCCCGAGTTCGGCCCGTAGACGCGGAAGGATCAAAGCACTCCAGACTTTCTTGACGTGGCCCCGCCAAGAGGTTGAGCAGTATACGCTTGACGTAGGGCGGAAGAAGGCCCATAATGAGGAACACGAACGTTTAGTTCATTATGCGACATGGGGAAGGTATTCCCCTGTCTCGCCCCCGGACTACCCGGGTTCTGAAGGAGATAGATAATGCCTGACGGGACTACCCCACAAGGCCCCCGCACTTACGCGGGAAAGTACCAGTCGCCCGAAGCCCTTGAATCTGGCTATAACGAACTCTTCCGCCTCTCGCAGAAGACTTCGGCCGAACGGAAGGCACTGGAGGAACGGAATCGGTTGCTTGAAACCATGCTTGCTTCGCGGACCCAACCGCAGCAAACGGAACCTGACGAGGATCCATACGCTGGTATGAGCGACGAAGACCTGAATAGACGAATCGATCAGCGCGCGGTAGAGAGAACGCAGCAGATCCTTGATCCCCTCCTAAAGGCAGCCGAAGCGGCGTCTTATTTTGGATCGGATCAGTCGGCTATCAGTCAGTTCCTCAGTGACACTCCCGAGATTCAGACCACCTTCCAGTCGATGGTGAGTGCAAACCCTGAAGGCGCTGCGCGATACGTCAAACTTGAGTATCAGCGGCACCTTGCCGAAAATAGAGAATCCGACGTCCAGAGTGCTTCGAGGGAAGCCAAAGAAGAGCGAGCGGCTGCACGCCAGAGCGCGGCTCTCCCGGCTAATCGAGGTGCCGGACGAGTGGAACCAAACCCCGCTGCTGACCATGATACGCGCCTTGATAAGGCGTGGGATAAGGCTAAGGAAACCGGCGATGCCACGACTTGGGTTAAGGAGCGTCTTCAGAATGGCGCAAAGATCCAGGCTTGGTGGCCGGAAGAGCCGCCTCCCGATGTGTATCTGAAGGCACAGCAAGAAGGTAGAATTTAACAATGGCTGCAAACGGTTATTCCGTTTATTTCGGCAGCGGCTTCGGGTCGGGTGGGCAGAACCGTGAGGATCTGCTTGACCTCATCGTCAACATCGACCCACACGAGAGCCCGCTGCTGACTAAGAGTCCTAAGACCGTGTCGCGTCATACGCTTCACGAGTGGCTGACTGATACGCTGGCTGCAACTTCGACCGCTGGCGCGGAGGAAGGCGGAACCTTTTCGTCTTCGACCGCCGTTTCGGCACGAGTTCGCCAGAACAACTGGACGCAGATTTTCCGCAAGGATATCGACGTCTCGAACACTATGCGTGCCGTTGACCCGGCTGGCGTGCAGGATGAGTA